GGTCCAGTTAATCCTGAGTAAAGGTGATGGAAATTGGCCGGAGAATTTCAATAAAGTTTTGAATCAAGCTACTGGTAGATATATTCGTTGGTTACATGAAGACGACATGCTTACCCCAAATTGTATAGAAGATTCTATTCGTACAATACAAGAGCAGGAGGTGGACTTTATTCATGGAAATGCTATTGAGATCACTCCTGAAGGAAAACAGATAAGGGTATACTCTCCAAAGATTCCGAAACCTACTGCTACCGATCTTTTACTTCGAAATGTATTTCATAGTGCTACTATGATGTATAAACGGGAAGTATTTGAGAAGGTAGGAAAGATGAATGAAACATTAAACACTGCCGAAGAATTTGAGTTTAATCTTCGTTGTTTGAAAGCAGGATTGAAGGTAGGATATTGCAATACTCCGTTGGCATATTATCGTAGACACCCTCAACAGAAGGTCCGCGTTGTTTCTAAGGAAGCAAAGGATAAGGAACGAGAACAAGTAAGAGAATTATATAAATGAAAGAATTTTCACCAATATTCGTAACAGGGGCTGCTCGCAGTGGATCAGGAATGATCGCTGGTACATTCGTCAAATGTGGAGCATTTGGAGGCGTAATGTCCAATAAGAGGGGTATGTATGAGAATGATCATATTCGGGACAAGATTGTCAAACCGTATTTAGGAAAAGCGAGGGTGGATCGGGAAGGACAATTTCCTCTTTTGGATACGAAGGCGCTTCTTATACCGCATCAATGGAAAGATCAAGTGGAATCTACCATGATTACTCAAGGTTACCCGTTCGACAGACCTTGGATGTATAAAGATTCCCGGATGGCCTTGATGTGGCAGATTTGGCATTACGCCTTTCCAAATGCTAAATGGGTATTGGTTCGTCGACGGACTGGTGATATTATTGAGTCCTGTACCAAGACTGCGTATATGAAAGCATTTAAGGATGTTCGTATACGAGAACAAGTAGGGGCAACTACTGAGGAAGAAGGGTGGCTTTGGTGGGTCCATGAATTTGAAAAGAGATTTGTGGATATGATTGAGCAAGGGGTTAATGTAAAAGTTATTTGGCCGGAGCGGATGGTCCATGGTGATTACCAGCAATTGTTTGAAACACTTGATTGGTTGGGTTTAAAGTGGACTCCGGAAATACTCAATTTTATAGATCCGCTATTATGGACAAGTCGTAAAAAAGAAAGGAGGCAATAATGGCAATTCGAGTCACAGAACAGGAAGTTCTTGATATAATGGACAGTGGGGTTGATTTGAGTTCAACCCAAATCACAGCGATGATAACTGCTGCCAGTTCGGTAATAGATACTATTTTTGCCGATGATGCTGTTGTTGATGATGCTCTCTTGAAAGAACTGGAACGTTGGTTATCTGCTCATTACATAGCTTCCACCTTGGTCCGTATGGCGGCGAAAGAGAAGGTTGGACAAGCAGAGGTTACATATATTGGTAAGTGGGGGGAGATGCTAAAATCAACTCCATATGGTCAAGTTCTCCTTACATTGGATACTACCGGGAAATTGGCTAAGGTTGGTAAGAGAGCTGTTAGTATATACGCAATACCAAGTTTTGAAGACTGATGGGACTGGCACAAACAATACGACGAAGCCTAAAACAGAAAGCTGTTTATTGGGGCAATCCGCAGAACACGGGTTATGGGGGATTTACTTATGATGATCCGATTGAGATAGATTGTCGTTGGGAAGAAGTAACACAGGTATTTGATGCAAATGATGATAAAGGTACCAAATTCATATCCAGGGCAATAGTGTATGTTAATAGAGATATTGATTATTTGGGTAGGATTTATTTGGGAACTTTATTATCTTTACAGGATTATTTAGAGAGTAGTTCCGGAACATATATTGACCCAAATGATATTGAAGATGTTGGGGAAGCATACATAATCAGACGATTTGAAAAATTACCTGAGTTGGGTTCTTCCTCAAGGTTTGTACGGGTAGCATATTTATCACCTTGGTTAAATGAATAGTGATGGCATCTGACGCGGAATTACAAAATGTAATGAGAAACCTTAATAGGGAACTCGCCAATCTTAAAGTGCGAAGTGCCCGGGGTTTGGTCCTTGCTGCTGCGCAGGTTCGAAGGGATACGGAAGCATCTCCCCCTTTGACACCGGTTGACCTTGGTAATTTGCGTGCCAGTTGGTTTGTTACCGTTACACGAGTGAAGAATGCTTCTATCCCTCAGGTGATGAATGAGGCAGGAAAGCCGGTAAAGGAAGGAGCGTTCAGAGGGTATCAGAGTGCAAGAATGGCAGAGGATCATAGAGCAACTATAGCAGAAGCTCAGAAATTTGTAGCATCTGTCAGACAAAATAAAATTGTATTGATGATGGGATATTCTGCTCATTACGCTTTATATGTGCATGAAGGTCCTCATGGTCTTACAAACGTTAATTTTCAACGGCCTGGAGCAGGTTTGAAATGGTTTGAGGCCGCAATAGGACGTAATTCAAGGAAGATTGTAGCAATGATACGGGATAATGCTAAGATAAAATGAATATACCAAGTGAAGATATTAAAGATATGTTAGTAGCAGAAAGTGCTTTTGATTTTACTTTCAATACTAATCTATTTATTGGACGAATGCCGGCCAAGCCAAAGAAGGTGGTTGTTATTATTGATACTCATGGATTCTCCCCGGATTTGGGATTAGACTCTGTAGGGTATGAGCGACCTAATGTTCAGATAGTGGTGCGGGATACTGATTATTCTGTTGGTTTGTCGTTGGCACAAGATATCAAGGACTCACTTCATGGACGCGCGCAGCAGACGTGGAATGGGACTTTGTACTCCGTAATCACCTGCTTGGGGTCTCCCGCTCCCCTTGGCTGGGACGAAAACGGTTTGATATCATTTAGTATTAATTTTAACCTACAGCGAAGAGCTGTATAAAAAAGGAGGTTAATTATGGCAAGTACAGCTATTGCTGGTGTAGGAACAAAATTTAAGCGGTGGAGTGGCTCTGCATGGGTCGAGATCGCTGAAATCAATTCCATCACTGGCCCAAGCATGTCGAGGGACACTATTGATGTTACCTCACTTGATTCTACCGGAGGGTACAGGGAATTCATCACGGGCTTCCGTAATGCAGGAACTGTTGTACTCGCAATGAACTTTACTCGTGCTACGTACGAGACTATGTTGAATGACTTCGAAAGTAACACGATCCAGAACTATCAGATTGTTCTTCCGGACGTTGAGAACACTGGACTTGACTTTGAAGGTCTTGTTTCTGAACTCCCACTCACCATCCCGGCTGACGATAAAGTTACCGCAGACGTTACCATTCAGGTAACCGGTAAGGTTTATCTTAGCTCAGGTGGAAGCACTGGAGTATAAATAAACCATTCCTAATCAAGGAATATTTTTAACAAATTATTAACAATCAAAAATTTCTAATCATGGGACTCTTAGACAAAAAAATGCTCCTCACGAAAGAGGTGCTTGAAATTGTGAAAGTCGATCTTGGTAAAGGTGACTTTGTTTATGTTCGTCAGATGACGGGACGTGAACGCGACAAGTTTGAACAGACTCTTATTAAAGAGAACAAAAATGCAGAAGGTGGGTTTGAAAAAGCATTGGATGATTTCCGGGCTAAACTTGCCGTATGTACCGTATGTGATGAAAGTGGAAATCTTATTCTTACCACGGCAGATGCTTCCACTTTGAGTCAGTGCATGAGTGCTGCTCGACTTGAGAAGATTGTGAATAAGGCACAGGAACTCAATAAGATTTCGGAAGAGGATAAGGAGAGTTTAGTAAAAAACTCAAGTGGCGACCCAGTCGCCAGTTCGCCTTCCGGCTCTGTAGAGAGTTAGGCTTCGCCCATCCGGATATTCTATTGGGTCAAATCACGTCGCAGCAACTTGCAGAATGGGAAGCATACGACAAGATAGATCCAATAGGATCCTGGAGGGATGATTATCGAATAGCAGTGCTTGATGCGTTGATTGTAAATATTGTAAGTAAATTATATGCCAAGAAAGGCCATACTCCAAAAGAAGTTTTACCAACAGATTTTATTCCAAATTGGACTGGTGAAAAACGAATTGAGAGAAAACAGAGTGTGGCTGATATGAAGCAAGTTTTGATGAGTATTGCTGCTGCAGCGCAGAAAAAAGAGCAACAAGATAAGATTGATGAATTGAGATCGAAGAGACCGCCGATGGCTTTTAAATCAAGGCCACCGATACGGAAACCAGAACAAAAGAAGTAATCCAAATGAATATTGGTACATTAACAGTAACACTGGGAGTTAACGCAGATGCGTTAAATGTTGCTGCGACCAGGATGTCAGAATTTGCAAAGAAAACAAATACTGTCAATCAAAGGATTCGTACAATAGGTTATTTGACTTCGGCTGTTATTACTGCTCCAATGGTTGCTGCTGGCAGAGCATCCTTTAATATGGCAAAGGAGTATGAATACTCTATGCAGAAAATTGTAGGCTTGACAGGGACTTCCCAACAGGTTGTTGATAAATGGGGTGCTTCGATTAAAGCGATGGCTAGGGAGTTTGGGAAGTCCCCTCAAGAAATTGCAGATGCTCTTTATTTTATAGCATCTTCCGGTATAGCTTCTGCTGATGCTCTTGATGTTTTACGGGTATCAGTGAAAGCAGCAGCGGCAGGATTAGGACAAACTGCTGACATAGCAAATTATCTTACTTCTGTATTAAATGCTTATCGTGGGACTGGAGTAACTGCTACATATGCCACTGATGTACTTGTAGCAGCAGTTCGAGAAGGTAAAGCAGAAGCTTCTGGTTTTGCTGCTGCTATGGGAGGTGTTATTCCAATAGCATCTAAATTAGGTGTAGAAATAGATCAGGTAGCAGGTGCTATGGCAGCAATTACGTTAACTGGTTCTACTGCTGCTCAATCAGGGGTATACCTGAAAAATATATTTAATGCATTATACAAGGAAGCAGATAAAGGGCAGAAGGCAATGACCTCTGCCTCTTTGGCACTTGATGGTATGAATACTTCTTACGCGGATCTTAGGAAGATACTCAGGGATCAGGGAGTAATTGCATTAGTAGAAAAGATTAGAAATCTAACCAGTGAATATGGAGAAACGTTAGTAGCACAGGTATTCCCGGAAATACGGGCAATGACTGGGATGATGTCATTGATGGGGAAGAACTTTGCTTATAATAATAGCATAATGAAAGAGATCACGGAGTCGTCCGGGTCTTTAGCGGAAGCATTTAATAAAGTTTCCCAAACAATTAAAATACGGTATGATAGAGCAGTCCAATCAGTAAATGTTTCTTTGATTGAACTTGGGCAAGCTATTGCTACTACACTTATACCTATATTTGAAAGATTTGCTAAGTGGCTTGATAAAGTTGTTGATCGTTTTAATTCATTGACAGAAGAACAGAAACGATTCAGACTAATTATAGCAGCGGTAATTGCTGCTGCTGGTCCACTCCTTCTTCTTATAAGTTCGTTGGGATATGGGTTTACCGGACTTGTCTCAATGGGAGGGCGGGCAATTAAAATATTAGTAGCATTGGCAAAGGGTTTAGGTTTCACTGCTATTTCTGCTGCTACTGCGGAAGCAGCATTAGCAGGGACAGCTGTTGCTGGAGAAGCCGCTGCTGCTGGGGCTACTGCTGCCGGAGCTGCTGCCGGAGCTGCTGGAATATCAGCAGGAGCTGCTGCTACATCATTTATTGCTTTTGGTGCTGCTATGGGAGTATTTGGATTGGGGGTTTGGATGGTTGTTGAAAATGCCATTAAACCACTCATCCAAAAGATAAAGGCTATGCGGGATGAGTATAATGAAACGATGGCTCTTGTTAATGGAACAGATGCTCAAATGGAACTTGATGCTTCTATTTCCGCTAAAAGATTTGATATTAACAAATTAAGTAAGGAAGGATTAGAAGCACTAAAGATTGATATTCAGCAGCGGTTAGCATTGGAAAGGGAAGACTTGGACAATGCTCGACTTATAAATGAAGAAAAACTAAAGGCAGAAAAAGGATATCAGGATAAGTTAGAAGCTATTCGTCAAAGACAAAAGGATTGGGAATGGACTGAAAAGGATTTAGCGTACAGTCCTATTGATTTAAAGAATGCTTTTTATGCGTATCAAGAAGATATGCAGCGTCTTGAGCAGGAAAGAGATAAGTATATAAAGGATGCTATGAGTATGGCTTCCTACGAAAGAGAGTATGGAGCTCCGGGAAATATTGATTATTATACTAAAGTTCTTGCTGAGGTAGATGCTGCCTTAAAGAAAATTACTGGACCTATTGAACAGGCTGCTGAGGAGTTGGAGAAATTACAACAGCAATCTGAGGAAGTAAATTCTGCTTTCTTTGACTTGATGATTGGAGAATCTGCTATCACTAAAATGTCCAAATTATTAGGTGGTTCTTATGATGATCTTACAGAGAAAACTCAATTATATAAAGGAATTCTTGAAAGACTTGTTGAAATTGAAGCTAAGGCAGGATATTCCATACCATGGGTTACAAAAAAGATTGATGAATTAGTAAAGA